GGGCCGCTGTTCGACGGCCGCGCCGAGGCCGAAGTCGCGCGGTTCCTGGACGAGGCGAAGGAGATGGTGGCCGAGGCGGCGAAGAAGGCCGTCGACCGGAACCTGGAGAAGTCGATCCGGCACCCCGGCAGCCCGCCCTACTACCAGTCGCAGATCAACGTCGCGACGAAGGACCGCAACCCGGTCGTGAACGACGCTGGAGTGATCTACGGCTGGTGGCTGGAAGGTATCGGGTCCCGCAATGCGCCGGTCACCAAGTTCGCTGGTTACCACTCCTTCAGTCGCGCCGAGCATGAGGTCGACGTCGCCCAGGACGCCATCGTCGGCCCGGCGCTCGTCCGCCTCGTTGCGAGGCTGCAATGAGCCTTGACGCGACCGGCCTGTTCAACGCCCTGGTGTCTCACGCGCAGAGCCTCGGGCTGTTCGACCACGTCAACAGCCACGAGGGCAAGAACGCGCCCGGCAAGGGCCTCACCTGCGACATCACACTCGGCTCGGTCGGACCTGTTCCGGCCGCGAGCGGTCTGGCCGCTGTCTCCGGCCGTGTGGAGTTTCGGGTACGGATCTTCACCACGGCGTTGCAGCAGGACTACGACAGCATCGACCCGACCGTCCTGTCCGCCGTTGACGCGCTGTTCGCCGCCTACTCCGGCGCGTTCACGCTCGGCGGCACCGTCCGCGACATCGACCTGCTCGGGCAGCACGGTACCCCGCTGCGGGCCGATGCGGTGTGGGTGAAGTACGCCGACGGCCAGTACCGGGCCGCACAGATCACAGTGCCGATCATCATCAACGACCTGTGGAACGAGGTGGCATGAACGCGCCCGTGATCATGGTGAAGAAGGTCGGCCACGACACGACCGTCTTCTGGTACCGCACGGTCAAGGACGCCACCACCAACCGGGCCGTCCTGTCGGCCTCCGCACGCGGTGTCCGCGTCGAGGGCAGCGTGTACCTCACCACGGTCCCGCAGAAGTGGGTCGGCGCCGCCGCCGAGGCGCACGAGGTGCTGAAGGCCAACCCCTACGCCGACGTCTCCCACCTGGCGACCCACCGGCACGGCGGCGGCGTGTCGAACGGGCCCATCGAGAAGATCAAGGAGGCGTAGATGGCCAAGCAGACCGGCCTCGGGGACAACTGCTACGTCGGTGGCTACGACCTGTCCGGCGACATCGGCAGCCTCAGCAAGATCTCCGGGGCGCAGGCCGTCCTCGACGTCACCGGGATCAACAAGAGCGCGCACGAGCGCATCGGCGGGTTGCGGGATGGCGGGATCGACTTCACGGCGTTCTTCAACCCCGCTATCGGGCAGGCCCACCCGGTTCTGTCCGCACTGCCGCGTACCGATGTGCAGGTCATGTACTTCCGCGGTACGGCGATCGGCAACCCCGCCGCCGCGTGCGTTGCCAAGCAGATCAACTACGACGGCACCCGCGGCGCCGACGGTGCCCTCACCTTCGCCGTCCAGGCCCAGGCCAACGCGTTCGGACTGGAGTGGGGCAAGCAGCTCACCGCGGGCAAGCGCACCGACACCGCGGCGACGAACGGCGCGTCGATCAACGACACGCCAGGGCTGACCACGCCGGGAGTACCCGCCTCGGGTACGCCGGTCACCAACACCAGCGGCTACCCGGTGCAGGTGGTGATCACCGGCGGCACGATGAGCAACGTCAGCGTCAACGGCACCTCTGTCGGCACCGGCGCCGGTACGTACACGCTGCTGCCCACCCAGACGATCACCCTGACCTACACGGTCGCCCCGACCTGGGTGTGGCAGGGCGCGTCAGTGTTCGGGTTCCAGGCGTACCTCCAGGTCTTCGCCTTCACGGGCACGGACGCGACCGTGACCATCCAGGACAGCTCGGACGGCACCACCTTCGCCAACGTGACGGGCGGCTCGTTCAGCCAGATCACCTCGTCCACCCCGCAGGCGCAGCGGATCGCCACCGCCAACACCGCGACCCTGCGGCAGTACGTCCGCGCGGTCACGACCACGTCTGGCGGCTTCACGTCGCTGACCTTCGCCGTCATGTACAGCCGCAACCAAGTCGCCGGAGTGACCTTCTGATGACCTCCACCATCCCGACACCCGACGGTCAGCGGATCGCTCCTGACCTGCCCGTCGAGGCGTACACGAGCTACCAGATCGTCTCGCCGATCCGCACTCACTTCGGGCCCGCGACCTGCGAGGCGGTGGGCTGCCCGAACTACCTCGGTGGGTTCGCGGTCATCCTCAACGAGCAGGGCAACGCCGAGCACGCGCGGGCCGCTCACTACATCCGCCACGACCGGCTCCGCGCGCACACCGAACAGCGCACCCCTGACGGGCTCGTCCGGTTCGAGTTCACACCCGGACAGATCTGCTTCGCCGCCCAGAACGGTACCTGGGACGCGCGCACGCCTCAGCACAAGGCACGCCTCGACCGGGACGAGCTGTACTTCCGGCGGCCGGGTGATTGGCGGGGCAACCCGACCGGGGAGCGGCCCTATCAGCATTCCCGTGCCGAGCACTGGGTCGAGGACTTCGCCGAGAACCAGGACCGGCTTTCCAGCCTCATCAACAAGGGATAGGTGACCATGAGCAAGCAATCGGGACTTGGATGGACCACGCTGACGGTCGCCGACGCGGCCGGGACCGCCCAGGACCTCCGCAACGACGTCACGAACCTCACGTTCGCCACCCCGCGAGGTGTGCAGGACGTGACGGGCATCGACAAGAGCGCGCACGAGCGGCTGCTGCTGCTCGCCGACATGACGATCACCTTGAATGGCGTTTTCAACCCAGGCGCCACGAACAGCCACGAGGTGCTGTCCACCGTCTCGTCCACCTCTGTGAACCGCGCCACGGCCATCGTCGTCGGCGGAAAGACCCTCGGCCCGGCGAACCTCATCTACACCGACTACACCCTCACCCGCGCGGCGGCCGGCGAACTCACCTGGTCGGCACCTGGCCAATTGGCTGATGGAAATGTCCCAACTTGGTCTTAACAATACATTTCGGTAAAGTCCAAGTATGGCGAGAACGAGAAGAGCCAATCCTGGACCCCCCGAATGCCACCCTGACCGGCCGTATCACGCCAATGGCAAGTGCCAGCTCTGCTATATGCGGGACTACGACGCAGCTCGATCCGAGAAGCGTCGGCAGGAGAAGAGAAAGGATCCCAGTGAGTACGCATCGAACTACCGGGTTCCGCCAGTCACTCCTGCTCGCGTGCCAGACTGTCATCCCGACAGAAAGCACTACGGTCACGGTTTCTGCCACGCCTGCTACCAGAGGGCCAAGCGAGACGGAAGACTCCCGGCCACGCCCGCGAAGTGCCACCCCGACAAGCCCGCACTGGCCAAAGGACTGTGTCACCAGTGCTACGCCGCAAAGAAGTACTGGAACGACCCCGAGAAGCACAAGCAGATGGCCCGAGATTCTCACGCGGCGGCCAGAAAGAAACTTCGGGACGAGCTCGTTGAGGCGTACGGCGGCGTGTGCGCCTGCAAGAACTGTCCTGAGACGAATCCGGCGTTCCTCACGCTGGAGCACGTCAACGGGGACGGCAGGCAGCACCGAGCCAAGGTCGGCAGCCATTCCTATGCGGACCTGCGGCGTCGTGGCTGGCCGCAAGAGGGATACACGCTGCTCTGCTGGAACTGCAACGCGATGACTCGGGGTGGCCGAGCCTGCCCCCACGAACAGAAGGAGTAGCCGATGGGCTACAAGCGCCAGCGGAAGGTCTTCAAGATGGTTTTCAAGGAGGGTGACCTCGACGGGCTTATCGTCCACGCCCGCTCCACCTCCATGCGCCAGTTCCTGGAGATGCAGGACATGTTCACCGGCCTGGAGGCCGCCGACGGCAAGACCGACTCCGCGTCGCTGGCCCTCCAGATCAAGGCGCTGTTCGCTCTCTTCGTGGGCGTCCTCATCGACTGGAATATGGAAGACGAGGACACCGACGAGCCGCTTCCGACCGATCTGGACACTCTTCTCGACCTCGACTTCACTGTGGCGATGGCCATCATCGAGGAATGGCTGAAGGCGACCGCCGGAGTGTCTGAGCCTGTGGGAAAAGGATCGACGCCTGGCGTGCCGCTCCTGGAGGGGTCGCTCCAGATGGAACCGTTGTCTCCAAGCCTTCTGAACTCGTCCGTGCCGAGCTGATCGTGCACCTGCTGGAACGGTTCCAGGGTTACACGCTCGGCACGCTGCTGGAGGAGGACGCCGAGCTGTTGAGCCTCGTCGCCATGGTCGAGCGCGGCAAGCCGCCAGGTCAGGATGCGGGCATGCCGGGCATGCCAGACGCCGTGGGGGGTGGATGGTAGGTGGGTACGCCGCTGGAGATCGTCATCGTCGGTAAGGACCTGGCCAAGGAGGCGTTCCGGTCGGTCAAGACCGAGACGTCGAGCGCGTCGAAGTCCGCCGAAGACCTCGCGTTGTCGCTGCGCCGCGCGGAGCTGGCCGCTGCGAGCGCCGGGAACGCGGCCGAGGTGGCGATGGAGCGGGCGTCGTCGGCGTCGGCGAAGGCCGCCGCGAGCGCGAAGGCCGCGGCGGATGCGCAGGCGCAGCTCGCCCGCGGCGAGATCTCCGCCGAGGACGCGGCGAAGGCTGATGCGGTCGCTCAGGAGGAGGCGGCCAAGGCCAAGCAGGCGAACGCCCGCGCCGCGCTGGCTGCTGAACGCGCAAGCATCGCGCAGGCGACTGCGGCGAAGCGTGCTGCCGAGGAACAAGACGCGGCGTCGGTGGCCAGCGTGGCGGGCTCAGGCAAGATGGCGGCCGGGCTGACGCGCCTTCAGTCGATCGGCAAGGTCGCCCTGGAGGGCGTGATCGGCGGCAGCGTCGCTGTCGGCGTCGAGTCGGTGAAGATGGCCTCGACCTGGCAGGCCCAGATGGTCAAGCTGACCACCTCGGCGCATGAGACTGGTCAGGTCATGGGCAACCAGCTCACAGGCGAGATCCGGAAGGTCTCCGATGGGCTGCTGAAGATGTCCGGCGACACCGCCACCTCGACCGACGAACTCGCCAAGGGCATGTACCTGGTTGAGTCGGCTGGATATCACGGCGCCGAGGGCCTGAAGGTCATGCGGGCCGCCGCCGAGGGCGCGCGGGCAGAGAAGGCCCCGCTTGAGGAGATGGCCAACGCCCTCACCTCGGTCCTGACCGCGTTCCACAAGAAGGCATCCGACGCCATCCCCGTCACGAACCAGATGGTCGCCGCGGTCGGCGCCGGGAAGATGACGATGGACGCGTTCGCCAGCTCGATCTCCACCGTCCTGCCGCAAGCGGCCTCGGCCAAGCTCAGCTTCGCCCAGGTGGGCGGGGCGATGGCGACCCTGACCCGCCCGGGCACCTCAGCACGCCAGGTGACGCACGAACTCGCGAACGCCATCCGCAACCTCGAAGGGCCCATGAAGCCCGCCCAGAAGATGATGGAGGCCCTCGGCCTCAGCGCGACGGACATCGGCCAGCACCTCGGGCAGCGCGGTCTCACGGGCACGATCGGGATGCTCGACGCGGCCCTGAAGAACCACCAGGGCGCCGACGGGCTCATTCACGTGATGGAAAAGGGCAAGCCCGTCACCCTCACCTATGACGCCGCCATGAAACAGCTCATGGGTGGCGCGATGGGCCTGAATGTGGCGCTCGGGCTCACCGGGGCGAATGCGAAGACCTTCCACGACAACGTGAAAACGGTAGGGGACGCGGCCAAGAATGCCGGTAACCACGTCGCCGGTTGGAATGACATCCAGAAGACTTTTAGCTTCCAGATGGCGCAAATCGAAGACCGGGTGAAAGCCTACGCCATTCAACTCGGCCAGAAACTCATTCCGATCATCTCGGACGTGATCGGCTGGTTCAATAAGCACAGCGCTGTACTGAAGACGCTGGCTGCTGCCATCACGGGCGTGCTGCTGGTGGCGATCGGCGCCTACATCGTCGCGATGGGCCAGGCGGCGGTGGAGACGATCGCGGCGACGTGGCCGATCCTGGCGATCGTGGCGGCTGTGGCCGCGCTGGCGGCCGGGATCGTGTACGCCTACACGCATTTCAAGCCGTTCCGGGAGGCGGTGCAGGACGCCGGGAAGGTTTTGCAGCAGGCCCTCGGCGTGGCGATAAAAGAAGCGAAGCAGCTTTTTGAGGATTTCGTGCACGGCCCGGTCCAGGACATGAAGCATGGGCTGGACGATCTGAGTAAATGGTGGAAGCAGAATTCGAAGGACATCGAGCTGATCGTCAAGGCACTGGCCGCTGTCGTGGGCGTTTACATCATTTCGATGGTCGTGACGATCAAGGTGTGGCTGGCTGCGCTTGAGGTCGTATGGAAGGTCACCTGGGGGATTTTGCGGGATTACGTGAAGCTCACGTGGAACTTCATGAAGGACTATGTCACCATCGGCATTCACCTCATCGCCAACATCATTCAATTGGTGCTCGACATTATCCACGGCAAGTGGGGCGCGGTGTGGGGTGATTTGAAACGGCTCGTGTCGCAGGCCATCGGGGACGTGATCAAGACGTTGAAGGATCTCACCAGCGGGTTCGGGACGCTGCTGTGGGACGCCGGGAAGAACTTGATCATGGGGCTGATCAACGGGATCGAGTCGATGGTCGGCTCGCTCGGCTCGACGGTGTCAGGGATCGCATCGAAGATCGCTGGTTTCTTCCCGCACTCGCCGGCCAAGGAAGGCCCGCTGTCGGGGCAGGGCGATTTGACGCTGTCGGGGCAGACGATGACGAAGATGCTCGCGGACGGGCTCACGTCGGGGTCCACGACGCTCGGGGACGCCGCTTCGGGGGTCGCCCAGGTCGTCTCGGACAAGCTGACGGCGGCGGCCGGGACCGTGCACGAGGCGGCCGCCTCGCACAGGCGCCGGCGTCGTCATCATGCGGCGCCCCGGGAGACGATCCCCGAGCAGCTCGACCATCTGGCTCACAACGAGCGGCACATGTCCACCCGCAGTGTGGATCGGGCGCTGGAGAAGATCATGAGCCAGCACCGGCTGACGGTCGCTGAGCTGACCAAGTCCACGCAGATCCTGCTGGCGAAGGGCGGCCACCACACCTCGATCTCGAAGATCGACAGCCTGGTGGCGGAGATGCGCAAGCACTACCGGGGCCTCACCAGCGCGGAGATCCTCAAGGAGGCGATCAGCGAGCTGGAGAAGCACCCGAAGCTGTCCCCTCAGGCGCTGATGGACGAGGTGGCGAAGGCGCTGCACGCGCAGGCCCGCAAGCCGAAGCACTCCTCGGGCGGCGGCTCGGGGTCCGGGTCGGGCTCGGGCGGGCAGGCCGGCTACATCGGGGACCTGACCTGGACGGCCGGGGGCGTGACGTACACGGTGGGCGGCGCTGGCCGGTCGACGGGGCCGGGTGGCCGCGCGGCGGGGAGCACGAGCGGGTCTACGGGTGTGGGGTCGAGTCAGACGCTCACGATCGACTTCGCGACCCTGCATATCGAGCTGGACCTGAAGGACTCCTCGGGGACGTTCACGCCCGCGCAGTTGCAGGGGCTCAGGAAGCAGATCAGGATCCGGGGCGGGAATGTGCAGAAGGTGCTCGGGAACCACTAATGACGACGTTTCCTCAGGTCCCACTGGACGCCAGGGTCGAACTGAAGCTCGGCGCGACCTGGACGCAGATTCAGGGCAGCCCGACCGGGGTTCGCGGCGCGGACAACATCAAGATCGTGCGCGGTCGGACGGACGAGCAGCAGCAGTCCAGCCAGCAGCCATCGACCTGCGACATGTCGCTGAACAACAGGGACGGCCGCTACAGCCCCCGGAACCCCAACAGCCCGTACTACGGGCAGCTCGGGCGCAACACTCCCATCAGGGTCTCAACGCCCGGTGACGGGAGCATTTCCTGCCGCGTACCCGGCACCTATGGCGTGGACAACGTCACCACACCCGATTCCTCAGCCCTCCACCTGACCGGCGACCTCGACATCCGCGCCGACCTGACCCTCGACAACTGGGCGCAATACCAGACCATCGCACAGCGATGGCGAAACGGTGGTACGGCTTCTAGCTGGATCTTCTACCTCGGCACCAGCGGCCAACTCCGCTTCGCCTGGTCGCTTACCGGCAAGGACGTCAACTTCGGAACCGACTATCAGGTGTTCTCGTGCTCGCAGAACATCGCCGCAGCTCCGAAAACCGAGCTGGCAGTTAGAGTCACGCTGTCGGTGTCCACCGGGCAGGTTGTTTTCTACACGGCACCAACGATTGCCGGACCATGGACCCAGCTAGGGGCAACGACCGGCACGGGCGCCGCCACAACTCTGTTCGCAGGCACCGAGCCGTTGATGCTCGGCGAGACAGGGCAAGCTCGGACTCTGAACACCTCAATCATGGCCGGGAGAATCAACACCTTCCAGCTCCTCTCAGGAATCGGGGGCACGGCCGTCGCCAACCCGGTGTTCACCTCGCAGGCGCTCGGCACGACCTCGTTCACGGACGCTGCGGGGCGTACATGGACACTCAACGGCGACTGTGAGATCACCAATCGGCGATACCGGTTCTACGGCGAGGTCAGTTCATTCCCGCCAAAATGGGATGTCAGCGGCAACGATGTCTATGTGCCCATCGAGGCGGCGGGGATTCTGCGACGCTACGGGCAGGGCACACTGCCGGTCGCGTCCCCTATTCGGCAGGCGGTCTTGGGGTCGAAAACGCAGCCGATCATCTACTGGCCGTGTGAGGATCCTGCCGGATCGACGTCTTTCACAGTCGGCGGCGGCACCGGCCAGCCTATGACGATCACGGGATCGCCTACGCTGGCGACCGATACTCACATCGGCGGGTCGGCCCCACTACCGAGCCTGAGCAACAGCATGTGGAATGGAACAATCCCGTCTTACACGCCCTCAAACCCGGTCTTCACCGCAGTTACCTTCGTCATCTATCTGCCGACCGCACCAGCCACAGGGACAGTGATAGCCCGCTTGATCGTTGGCACGACTCGGATGGACCTGGCATGGTCCAACAGCGGGTCAGTCGGCTTCTATATCAACACCTTTGACGTTGCGAGTGGCACCATGATCGACGGGGACAACTCTGGGACACCCATGCCAGCGACGACGGCAACCCCCTATGCGGTACAGATCCAAGCTTTCTACAGCTCCGGCCAGTTCAATACCGCTTTTTCGTATCAGTGGCCCACGGGATCGAACTATTTCAGCCAGGGCGCTTCTGGAGATGTTGGTCGTGCGGTCGGCCAGATGTCCAAGTTCACAGTAAACCCGAACGGAACTCTCTCTGACACGGTCGTCGGTCATATTAGCTGCTACAACACATTTTCTGGGTCGTACCCGCAGTTCTCCAGCTTTACTGGCAATGCTGGGGAGACGGCGGGTAGCCGCTTCGTGCGTCTGTGTTTCGAGAACGGCATTCAGCCGCGTGTCATGGGGGATGTCACCAACAGCCCCCCGATGGGCTCGCAGGGTGTCGACTCCTTGCTTAACCTGCTCCAGTCCTGTATCGACGCCGACGACGGGATGCTGTACGAGCCCAGAGACGTCTTGGGTCTCGGCATGAGGATGCGGTCAAGCCTGTTCTCGCAGGCTCCTCAGGCGACGCTCAGCCACTCGGCGAGCCAGCTCAGCGCGGTCCCCGAGCCGGTGGATGATGATCAGCTCATCCGCAACGACGTCACCGTCACCCGTACGAATGGCAGCTTCGCCCGCGCGACGCTCACGACCGGCACCCTGAGCGTCCAGGCCCCGCCGAACGGCGTAGGCATCTACTCCGACACCCCCACGATCAACTTCAACGCCGACTCTCAGCTCCTCGATGAGGCGTCCTGGCGCATGCACACCGGCACCGTGGATGAGTCCCGCTGGCCGCTCATCACCACCGGCATGCACACCTACGAGATGGTGAACAACCAGACGCTCGCTCTCGCCGTCCAGAGCGTGGACGTGGGCGACGTCATCACCATCACCGGCATGCCGTCGTGGCTGCCGCCCGACGACACGTACCAGCTCGTGCAGGGCATTCAGGAGACGCTGTCGAACTACACCTTTGAGATCGCGTTCAACTGCTCCCCCGCGAGCCCGTACGACGTGATCGTCCTCGATGACGGCACCTTCGCCCGGCTCGACACCGACGGGTCCACGCTCCACACCTCGGTCGGAACCGGCGACACGACGTTCCTGGTGGACACCACCAACGCGGGCAGCCCGCTGTGGACCACCTCGGCCGGAGACTTCCCGTTCGACATCAAGATCGACGGTGAGCGGGTGACCGTCACCAACGTCACCGGCTCCTCGTCCCCGCAGACCTTCACGGTGACGCGCTCGGTGAACGGCATCGTCAAGGCCCACTCTGCGGGCGCCTCGATCAGCCTGTTCCGCCCCTTCTACCTCGGCGTCTAGGAGCATCATGGCCGGAGTCACCTACCCCACCTTCGCCGCCGGGCAGAAACTGACCGCCGCGCTGTTGAACGCCGCGATTCCCTCAGTCGCCTACAAGGCGTCCGACCAGTCCGTCACCAACTCAACGACCGTGGTCAACGACAACGACCTGTCCTTCAGTGTCGTCTCGGGCGCGACCTACAACATCGACAGCTACCTCCAGTGGGTCGGCAACGACACCGGCGACATCAAATTCGGGTTCACCTTCCCCGCTTCCAGCACGTTGAGCTTCGCGATCATCGGCCCAGACGACACCGCCACCACATTCGCGTCAGGCGGCACGCGGGGCACCGGCGAGTGGTTCGCGCGCAACGGGCAGACGTCCTCGCCGTCAGGGACGATCCAGGTCTCGGGGTCCACGTCCACCCTCGCGGGGATCATCAAGGGCCAACTGGTGTGTAACACCACCGGGACGCTGCAACTCCAGTGGGCGCAGAACACCGCCAACGCGACCGCGACCACCTTGAAGGCAGGGTCGTGGATGTCGTTGAAGCGGGTGGCGTAACCATGCTCGCTTTGATGCATGCGGCGCATGGGAATCGGCGAACTGATGCCGTACAGCTATCGTAAGAACCAGGACGTTTCGACCAGTGGGGGACCGGATGGCGTTGCCTGACCTCGCCGAACTTGACCGGCACAAGACCGGCGGCTTCCCGCCCGGCTACCCGACCACGCTGCGAACCTTCTACAGCCCGGTCGATGGCGTGCACGGCGTTCTCCTAGACCTGGTGGCCTCCGCGCGCCGCTCTCTGGTCTGCGCGATGTACGGCTTCAACGACGACGAGCTGGGCGCCGCGCTGCTGGCCAAGCTCCGCGACGAGCATTGCTTCGTCCAGCTCACCCTGGACAGCAGCCAAGCCGCCGGAGTGCACGAGAAAGCGCTTCTGGCCGCCGAGCACTTCCCGGCCTCCTCGATAGCGATCGGCCGGTCCGAGCGCGGCGCGATCATGCACATGAAGATGCTGATCATCGACGGCATCGACGTCGTCACCGGCTCCACCAACTGGTCGGCCAGCGGCGAGACCAAGCAGGACAACCAGTTGACCGTCCACCGTGATCCGCACGTCGCCGCCGAAGCGCGTGCACGCATCGACCAGATCCACCACCACATGCTCCAAGCCGCCGCCGTCCGCCCGGCGACGGCATGACCACGGCGGACGAGATGAGCGACGAGGCGACCCGCAACCAGCTCGCCCGCATGGACGCCAAACTCGACGTCCTCATCTCCCGGCACGGTGAACTCGACACCAAGGTCGCCGACCACGAGGCGCGGCTCCGCCTCATCGAAACCGCCCATACCCGCCACGACGGCGCGCTCGCCGAGCAGGGCAAGGACCTGACCGACCACGAGATACGGCTCCGGTCGGCCGACAAGTGGCGGTACGCGCTGCCGATCACCGCGATCAGCGCGCTCGCGGCAGCGGCGGCGTCGATCACCGCGGCGATCGGAACGCACTGATGGCCACCGTGAACGTGCGAGCCCCGATCATCCTCGGCGCGGCCGATGGTGTCGTCATCGTCCTCGGCCTGGTCCTGTCGCTGGCCGGACAGCCCCATGCCGTCTTCCACGCGGCGGCCGGCGGCGGCCTGGCCGAGCTGGTGGGGATGACGGCCGGGATGTGGCTGTCGGACGGCCGTTCCCCGTTCCGGCTGTCGGCCTCGTGCGGGGTGGCGGCGCTGGCCGCATGCGTGGTCCCGGCACTGCCGTACTCCGTGCTGTCCGGGGCGGTGGCGCTGGTGGCGTCGCTGCTGCTGGTCGGCCTGGTCGCTGCCGTGGTGGCGTGGCTTCGGCCCGAGCGCGGATTCCTGGCGGTCGCGGAGACATACGGGACGCTGCTGGTGGCCGCCGCGTTCTGCACGATTGCGGGGGCGATATGAGCATGGCCAGCGTCGAGCCGGGCGGCCACCGGCACCCCGCGAACGTCGCCCTCCATGATGATCGCAGCCGAGCCGACCGGGCCGTGGACAGCTTCGTTGCCATGTTCGGCAGCCTGCGCTTCATCGCCTGGATGACCGTGTTCATCGGTGTGTGGATCGTCCTCAACGCCTTGGCGTGGGGGCTGCGGTGGGACCCCTACCCGTGGATCCTGCTGAACTTGATCTTCTCCACGCAGGCGTCCTACGCGGCCCCGCTGATCCTGCTGTCCCAGAACCGGCAGTCCGAGCACGACCGGGTCAAGGCTGAGCACGACTACGAGATCAACGAGACCGCGCTTGCCGAGATCCGCGCCGACAAGGAGCTGACCCGTGAGGTCCATGCCCTCGTGACGGCGCTGCACGAGCGCGGTATCGCCCCACAGGCTCCCGGGACGTCCCCGGGCGAGTAGGAGGAAACATGTCCGAGAACACCCCCGAGAAGCCGTCCCTGCTGGAGCGCGTGAAGGACTGGGCTGAGGGCCTGGTCCACCACGAGGAGCAGGCGCACCCCAAGCTGTTCGCCGAGGCAGTCCAGGAGATCGACGGGCTGAAGGCCGACTTCGAGCGGTTCCGCGCGGAGGCGGTGGCCGAGCTGGCGAAGGTCAAGGCGGAAGCAGCCGCCGAGATCAGCAAGCTCCGCGCCGAGCTGTCGGCGCTGGCCGTCCAGGTCGCCCCCGCGGCCGAGGCGGACCTGAAGGAGGCGGCGTCCACGGTCGTCCACGACGTCGAGCAGGCCGCGCAGTCGGCGGTGACCCCGTCCAGCACCCCTCCGGCGGCGCAGTGACGTACGGCACGGATTACGCGTGGGGCAGGCCCGGTGTGGCTGCCCTGCGCGCGGCCGGCGTCAAGTTCGTGTGCCGGTATTTCTCGCACGACACCACCGGCAAGAACCTCACCCCGAGCGAAGCCAAGGAGCTGAGCGACGGCGGTCTGTGGCTGGTGGGCATCTGGGAGTCCACCGCGGATCGGGCGCTGGGTGGGTACGGTGCGGGCCGCACGGACGCGCAGGCCGCGCTCGCCCAGGCGCAGGCGTGCGGGATGCCCGCCGACCGTCCGGTGTACTTCGCGGTCGACTTCGACGCCTCACCCGACCAGATGGGCACCGTCATGGCGTACCTGGACGGCGCGGCCTCGGTGCTCGGCAAGGACCGGGTGGGCGTGTACGGCGGCTACTACGTCGTCAAGGCTGCCCTCGGCGGTGGCCACTGCGTGTGGGCGTGGCAGGCGTCGGC